GCTATTGAAAATGGACACGATCTTATTGTAGATAAGACCAGACGAGAGGGTGCAACTGAACTATTATGCAAGATGTTCTTACTTTATTGGCTCTTGGAACCAGACACATACTTTCTTATTGGTTCTCGAAAAGAAGAACTTGTAGACCAATCTACGGATATTAAACGAGGCCGAGTTATTGGCCCGCACCAAACACTGTTCCACAAAATCCTGTATGGAATAGCTAACTTGCCAGTGTGGTGGAAGGTTCCGTTCAGCAAACGACATCGTTTTCTACAGAATGATCTAAATGGATCAATGATCGAAGGAGAGGCCACTAATGAAAGTTTTGGGGCTGGTAACCGTGCTCGTGCTGTGCTGGTTGATGAATGTGCTCGTATCGAGCCTGAAGTAGCCCAATATATTATTGACAATATCCATGATACGTCGCCATGCTGTATATATAACTCAACACACTTTCGCTGGGGTGCAGGACACCCATATGCTAAGTTGCTTAGGAGTAATAAAGTACGAACCATAACTCTGGGATATGAGACCAACCCAGAGAAGAATATAGGAATGTACAAATCACCCAGAACAGGCATAATAGTTATCAAAGATATGGACTATTACAAGCAAAAATGTCCTGATATTTTTAGAGAAGTGGCGGCTGGGGATGAGATAAACTTAGACTGGCTGGAAGAAAAAGTGCTGATGGCCAGCGAATCTGTACAAAATCAAATGTCCGACCTGCGATTCATTGCCGACGGTGGCGAGAGTAATTTTGGGAGATGGCGGTCGGTATGGTATGACCATGAGGAACTCGACAGGTCCCGTAGTAAGATGGACTTGGCTCAGAATGTGCTACGAGTACCGCAAGGTTCAGCCGATATGTTCTTTGATAACGCTATGATTGAGCGTATTCGATCAGATTTTGTTCGGCCACCTGACACTATTGGAGATATACATTGGGTGTACTCACCAGAGGGTGGGGTAAAACGAGAAGAATGGAAGATTCACTCAAAAGGTCGATTGAGTTGGTGGGGGAAACTGAAAGATGGTAGACCTACTCCTGGCCATAATTATGTGGTGGCTTGTGATATTTCTTATGGTAAGGGGGCTTCTAACTCTGTCGCGGCTGTGTGTGATGTCAACACACAAGAATTGGTCGGGTTATTTGTGGACCCTTTTATCAATATTAACGATTTTGCTGATTATTGCATTGCTTTGTGTCGTTGGGCAGGGGATGCCTTCTTGATTTGGGAGAGTAACGGACCCGGTAATGAATTTGACCATCGGGTTAGAGCACAGCGGTATCAGCGTGTGTACATATCACGGTGAGAACAGGCGTGGTTGGCAGAGTACACCAGGAATCAATGGTAGCAAGATTGATATGCTAAATCGGTTAGACGCGGCATTAGTAGAAAGCATCCGCGAAGAACCACGAAGCACGTATATGATTATACATGATGACGCAACTACACGTGAATTGGAAGATTACATTTTTGAAGCACACAAGATTGATGTGAATCCAGCCAATATGACACTGGAAACATCTGGTGCTAAATATGCACACGGAGACCGTGTTATCGCAGTGGGCTTATGTGTGTTGGCTATGGAGACGTGTCCAAAGGGTGTACTCAAGAATGTCCGTACACCACCCAGTGAGAGCTTTCAATCCAGATTCCAGAAGTGGCAGGAAGCCAAGCAAAAAGATAAACATAATGGGATGAAACGTAAGTTTCTATATGAAATATGACCAAGCGAAACCATCCATTAAAAGAGCCAAATCTTCGTCTTAATTTCGTGAAGAGATTGCAGAAGACTGCTAAGACGTGGCAGAAGTATGCCGAGCCTGCATTGACGCATTCCGCTGCAATGTGGCGGGAGATCGCAAGAGGTTTCTACGATCAGAGGCGGGGCATTATGACACCCGTTTGTTTGATGGACCGAGGTATGGACACCCTGGTTCCATTTTTGGTGGACGGAAACCCAAAGGTGATGGTTGATACAAAGATTCCTGAATACCGACCGTGGGCACATACAACCAGATTAGGCTTGAATCACTTTTTGAAGGAAAACCATTTCGCTGAGCGTGTGTTAATTCCTGCGGCCAGAAACTCATTAGTCTCGGCAGCCGTGACCAGGACAACAATTACACACCATCGTAACTATGAGCGAATGGAGGGTGTATACAAGATTGGGCGTCCCTTTGTGGAAGTGATTGAATATGGAAACTATATTGGTGATCCTTCTGGTAGGCGTCGAGAAGAGTTTGTAATAGAGGGGGATATATACCGACTACCTACAGATTATGCTAAAGACTTCTTTGGTGGTAAAGTAGCTGATTTGATTATATCTGACGGCAAGCAAAAAGACCATTGGAAACCAGAAGAGATCAGTAATACAGGATTTGATCGTGGTTCACTGGCAATTCGTGAGTTCTCCACGTTTATAGATATTTATCTGTATGACGAAGGTGTAATACTTACCATTATGCCAGAGGGTAAAGCACCAAAGATCATACGGGAAGTGGAGTGGGAAGGTCCAGAGGGCGGGCCATATGATTTCTTAGGATATAAGTATATTGAGGGTACACCAATACCGTTGCCGCCAGCTTGGGCATGGCATGATATGGATGTAACTATGACGCTTTTGGTTGAGAAGATGCGTCAACAAGCAGAGGCTCAGAAGAACATTATTGCAGTACAGGGCGAGGAAGATGCAGCGAAGTTACATAACGTCCCTAACAATGGTATTGTGACATTTGATAATCTTGAACTCATTAAGGAGTTGGCTGTAGGCGGAGCCAGTGAAGCTAATTACCAATGGGTAAATTATATTGAAGACCAGTTTACAAAGACTGGTGGTGCTGCGGATGTTCTTGGTGGCCGAGGAAGTGATGCTCCCACTTTAGGTCAAGAACAGATGATTTATCAGAATGCAACGAGAATAGTTGGAAGTATGTATAACCGATTCCATGAATTCTCTAAATCTATTATCTCTAAAATGGCATGGGCTTTCTGGACCGAACCAACTACCTATGTCCCAGTAATTAAAGAGGTTCCTGGGGCTGCAACAATTCCTGAAGTGTTTACTGATCGTAATAAAGTTGGTGAGTTCTATGACTTTGCATTTGATATTATTCCCTATTCTTCGCAACGAGAAGTACCAGAGGCTAATTATCAGAAGTTGATGATGTTCCTTTCACAGTGGATTTTGCCAACTATGCAGATTGCTGCATCTCAAGGTGCTTCACTTAATATACCAATGGTCAGTGAGATTTTGGGTGATTACTTAGGTGTTGATAACTTACATCAGTGGTATAAGACAGCATCTCCTACTTCAATGGAAGGTTTAGTGAATTATAAGATGATGCCAGAAGGTCAAGCACCAATGATGAATGACGCTTTTGGTGCTACTGATGAGTCTCGTAAAGGCAACTTGATGCAGCAGCAGGCCCGTGCAGGCGGGCAGTCCAGTCCCGATCAGCAGACCGGAGAAAAGAGAGTATAATGAAGAAAGAGAAACCTAAGCTGAATTGGAATGATCGTATTTTTGTGGCGATGGTTGTAATGATGACTCTCACATTATGTATTGTCCCGGTTATTATTTGGATGACGAATCAACCTTGCTCAATGCCAGAGCGAGTAATGGACACTGTGGTACATATTACCGCTTACTGTGATTACACAGATGATTATAATGATGAATATTACAAATTTGCGGGGGTTAGTTGGCAAGGGTCCGGTTGTTTTGTTAGTGATGATGGTGTTATTATAACAGCCGGTCATATTGTGGAAAATGCAGATCGTTTTGTGATTACAATGAGGGATGGAACAGAACTTGAAACAACCATAGCAATGTATGCTGATAATCTCGATGTGGGTTTCATTAAGGTTGATGTCAACGAGCCAGTATCATACTTGGAGTTTGATCCCGACGGAGTAGCGTTGGTTGAGGATATTTATATCTTTGGACACCCGCTCGGAGATTATAATATATTCTCTGTTACTAAAGGTATTGTCTCTAATTATAATCGTGATTGTAGAAACTTTTTCGGTGAGCGTCTGATGTTACAAGTAGATGCTGCATCCTGGCCAGGAAATAGTGGTAGTCCAGTAGTGGATGAAGAGGGGGAGATTATAGGTATTCTGGTTGGTGGGTTTGATAGTTACGAGTGTATATGTTATGTTGCTCCTGGTGATGCATGTTATGATTGGTTGACGGTTTTTGAGTCTTGGCTGGGTACGAGGGTTGATGATGCCAAAAGCACTACATGACAAATTGATGCGAGAGGGGCGTAAGAAGGGATTCACCGGCAGGCAATTGAAACGCTATGTTTACGGAGCAATGAGAGCCGCTGGGTGGAAGCCTTCACGCGAAAGATCGTATAAGGATAAGAGATGAGAGTGAAGAAGTTCGCTCCACTAACCTTATTGGAAGTGCAATGGGAAGATACTCTTTCTAATCCTTGCTGGCAAACGGTAGAGGAGATTCAAAAAGCAGGGACGGCAACAGTGTTTACTGTTGGGTTTTGGCGTAGTAATGGTTATACAAAAGATAGAGGTTGGTGTATAAAAGTATCTTCGTCAATGATAGAAGATGGCCAAGGTGATACAACTTGTATTCCGTGGGCTTGTGTTAGAAAGATATTTCACCTTCAAAGGACTGTTGAATAATGGCATCGAATGTATATAGTATAGTTAGCATACTAACTGGATTGGGAAAAGAGATTGAGTTTATTCAATCTTCGACAGTAACTACCACTCCGACTGCAAGTGCATATATGTACCGCACTCAAGTTGAGGCAGATACGGCTGAGGCTCTGGACCTGGGCGATGTGGCTGTTGAACACTTGTTGATTATTAAAGCAGTGACACATGATTTGGAGGTTGATTTGGATTGGGTAGATGATTTCGACAAGGATTTCACAATTCCAGAAGGAGAATGGGCTTGTATCCCACAACCCGCCGGTACGGTGTATGTTAAAGGCGAAACAGGTGAAGCGGCAGTGTATGAGTACATTATTATTGGCGAAACTTAGATTGAAAGGGTAGAACCATTCCAAGCTATGGAGGTAGGTGCAATGAATGCAACGCTGTTTTTGATTATATATGTTCCATCAGTAATCGTAATAGCAATCTTATATGTCCGATATGTGGGGGGCACGGGCAGAGAGATGTAGAGTATGAACTAAATAATATGACGGCATTCGACGAAACAACCAAGGACCACAAGCGTTATAGTTATTCAATGGGTGTATTACCAGAACAGATCAAAGAAGCAGAGAAAGCCTTTCCTGGAAGTAAATATACTCCGGATGGGAGGTTGATAATCAAAAACCGTCAGCATAAGTTGAAGGAAATGAAGCGAAGAAATATGATTGAAATGGGGTAAAGGAGACAGAAATGAATAAGAAACTTCCAGGCGAAAAGATATGTGTTGGTTGTGGTTGCTGGTTTATTGGAGATGGTGACAAGTGTTTAAGTTGTGCCAAGTTACCAGAGACTGCGGGCCCAAAAGAGAAGTTTATTTATCAGGATGTGAAGCGGAGTGACATTGACAAGAAGCTCACTTTAATCCTGGATAAACTTAACCGTATCTTAACACTGATGGGTAGTAAAGAAGCAAGTGATAAACCAAAAGGTTATCCTAAAGATTGTGAGATGTGTGGGGAGAAATTTATTGCTTCCGCCCCTGCTACTCGATACTGTGACAAGTGCAAAGACAAAAAGGAATAAAAGGGAGTTGAGACAACTCCAAAGGAGATAGATAATGACTGATCCCGCTGAGAATGTAAGCGAAGTCAGTGATAGTGAGGGGACACCGGAGGTTACGGAATCCTCTACGAGTGATCGCCAAGGGACTATTTCTAAGATTGTAGATATTTTCCGTGGTGATAAGAGTGAAAGTACACCTGAAGAGTCACAGGACGAACTACAGGATGTAAATGACACCCCCGAAGAATCAGAGAATGAGCCGGAGCCTGCGGGTGATGATGGCGATGATGGGGATGTGATTGACCCTAAGTTCGTAGAAACGGCTCGTAAGTACGGATGGAATGACGAGCATATTCAGAGTTATGCCAGTGAACATGATGAGACTGAGATAGTGTCACTGGTGGATATGATGTCTCGTACATTCAAAGAGGAACCCAAGGAAGATGACTTTGGGCCTGATGATGTCGAAGAGTCTGATGGGCTCGGTGATGTACTGAAGCAACTGGACGCCGTTGGCGACGGAGATGCCGCTGACATTGTGAAGGTGTTGGCCAAGGAGCTACAGACCACCAGAGATGAACTCAGAGAGTTAGCCGAAGCCACTCATGCTACCGCCGAAGAGCGACAGCAGGACACATGGCGTCGGAGACTGGCTACCACTGATGAACTTTTCGACAAAGCTGCAAAGGACTTTACAGAACTTGGTGAAACAAAAACTCTTACTAAGTTACCGTCGGGTGAACTTGACATGACAGACCCGGCTGTAAAGACACGAAGTGAGATTTTTGATATGGCCAAACGTTTGAACCAGACTGAGATGGACTGGGATGCGTCTGTGAAATGTGCGTTGCAATGGTATCGTGGTGGCCGCGAGGATGTCGTGGAACAGAAGGTGCTGCGAAAGATTAAGAAGAATTCGTCTCGTATAACACCCCGACGAGATAGCAGACACCAAACAAAGACATTTGATAGAGACATTGATCGTAAGGCCGATGTCGTGAATTCTGTTCTCCGTAAATATGGAACGGAGCTGCCTGGGTAAAACATTAACTTGATAAAAAAGGGCTAATAATATGGAAAATGTCCTGTTACAACAGGCGACAGATGTTATGCAGGCCACTCTTTCGGATTACCGAAAAGAGCTTCCTGCTATGACTTATCTGTATCATTCGTATGCTGCTTTCAATCGTATCTGGGAAAGTCGGGTAAAGATTGAGGGTGGTGATTTCGTAGAGCGTTTCATCTCCCTACACGATGAGGGTAATGCTAAGCATCGTGGTAATTGGGAAGAGGATACTCATAACGTACTGAACATTGACGAGAAGATTGTAGCTAATTGGGTGACGGCATCCAGTAATGTATCCTGGAATATCGTTGAGGCCAGTATCAATAGTGGTGCGGCCAAAATATACGACGTTGTTGCTAATAAGTATCGCAACTGTCTTCGTGAAATGGTTGATGAGATGTACTTCCGTATGTTCTCGACCCCACAGACGGCTTCTGATAAATTGAATCCGTTTGGTGTTCCTGGTTGGCTCGTTCAAGGTACTGATAACAGTACAGGTGGGTTTAGCGGATACACAGGTAGATATTCTGCTGCGGGTGCTTCGTTTAATGTTGGTGGGTTGGCTTCCGCCAGTGGAACCAATGATCGTTGGGCCAGTTATTATGCTGACCATAATGGTAGTCTTGATGAGACACTTTTGGTTCTGATGGACCGAGCAATGCGTAAATGTAACTTTACCGCTCCTATGTTCCCGCAGAAGCTTGATGGAACAAAATCCGGTGATAAGTTTACATTGTTCTCGAACGACAACATCATAGGTAATCTGAATCTGCTGTACGCCAAGTCTGACGATCAAATGGGTTATCGTATTGACACGCACTTCAATGTTCCGACGTTTAAGGGTGTGCCTCTTGTATACGTTGATCTCTTGGATACCGCTGGGACTTATACGTATGGAACCGATCCGATTATAGGTATTAACCATGAGCTGTTTTACCCTGTGATCCTTAGTGATTGGGATTTCAAAATTGGAAAACCGCGTCAGCGTGACCAACAGCACTTGGTTTTGACTGTTGATGTTGATATGGTTTACACTTATATCTGTGATACGAGACGCCATGCCGGTTTCTTGATGAACAATCAATAAGAATGGAGACACTAACGTGGAGAACGGGTAGTCTAAATATCTACCTAAGGCTCCTGAAATCGGGGCCGCCAGAAAGCTGTAAGGCGGCCTCAACGTAATTACTTTTACATAAAGGGTTAAATCGTGGCAAATGTGAGTTTTGGTACTAATGTAACAATTAAGAAACGTCGAGTGTATTTCATTGACTCGGATACTTTGTATGAGGGTATGCCAGTCTGTTACGACTACGACGCGACTACTAACGTCCTTGGTTATGATAAGGCCGCTGGCGGTGATCCTGCTTGCCAGACCAGTCCTACAACCACGGCTGAGGGTAGCCAGAATGAAGGTAAGTTCCTTCGAGTAGAAGGTGTCTCAAACGATAACATCATGTGTTTTGCTGGTGTTGTTGTAAATGGTGGATACTGTGGTCAGACGGGACCTCGGTGGATAGACATTTATGAGCCTAATGGTTCTATTGTTCCGGTACGGTCTGGTATTGCTACTACCAGGGCACAGACTGTTTTTGGCATTGCCTCAGAAAGTGATGCATTTGAGACGGCTTTATATGATACTCGTTCGGCTCATTGTGCAATCGCAATGGAAACCGTTGATTGTTCTGAAGCTGCGGGACTTTGTTTAGCTCAGTTGTGGCACCCGCTACACTTCAATAAAGGCGCTCAAGATCAGGATTATGAGGATTTCAAGGTTGGTGTCGGTACTGAAAGTGGTGATTTACAGTGTATGAAAGAATATTGGTCGATTTGGTCTACTGGTGGGACCTTCAAAACCCGCATGTGGCGTACCGATATTCGTGCTGATGGTGTTAGCTGTCCCTTTGGTGGTATGATTGCCGCTCAGTTGCGTCTCTTTGCAGAGTCCGATGCTCAGGGCGGGAATATTACTAATACCTACATTACCACAGAGTTCGCCAGTGGTTCAACTATCGCGGCTGGTGTTGGTGTGAAGAACCTTTATCTGCGTTTATATGATGAAGGTGCTACTATGACCTCTGGGGATACACATATTGTAAATCTCTACTTGGAAAGTCATATCGACAGTTCTTCGGGTGAGCATTATCAGATTTATTCCTATGTGCATGGGTCTGATGATCTTGATGCATTTATCTATGCTCCGAATAACAAAAGTCTGGGTGCAGTAGCCGCTACGGGCGATACGGCCCACGATGCAAGCGATATTTGTATTCCGATCAATGTTGGTGGAAGTACCTACTATATTGTTGCTCAAGATAGTTTAGGTTAATCATTTTTAAGGAGACATGACATGAAGTTGGACTTGACACCTTATAAAGTCCCGTTTGAGCGATTTGAGCTCGTTGACGCTCTCCGTGAAGAGCTGTACGAACTTCTACGTCTGCCTGGGTTGTTTAAGGATGGTGTGGAAGTAGTAGATGCTGTATTGCTTGCTCGAAGGATTCGTGACACCGAGCAGGATAGTGTAGAGCTGGACGCTAACGAGGAAGAGTTGCTCAAACAAGCGTTTAACAAGCTCATTGCCCGCGACCACAACCCCGCTAAGGGCCTTGTGGCTATGGGTGGAGCACGATACGAAGAGCTTATTATGCGTGTGTTTGCTAAATAAGACAGAAAACTGTTCTGTCTCCGTTCGGGTGAAAGGGGGTCGTCGTTTGGCCCCCTCAAGCCCATAAAGGGTGTGTATGAGTAGTCTAAGATTAACATTCTCGGACGTATACAATGAAGTCAGTCGAATTGTAGGCTGGGGTTCTACGCCCACTGGGGCTAATTTGGTCAGTGCCAAGGCATTAGTACATGCTGGATACCGTAGGTTTCTCTATCCCATAGATATGACAACTGGGCGGCGGCATGTGTGGAGCTTTCTACGCAAAGACACTGTGTTGGACACGACCAGTGGAGTGTGGAGATATACATTACCTGAAGACTTCAATAACTTGATTGTCGGCTTCCGCCATGGAGAGGACTCTGGATACCCTGCATTGATTAAAGTAAGCCCAGATTATATTCTGCGACAGCGGACCAGAGGTGATTCTTCGAGTTATCCCATCCGCTTTGCACTACAGCCGGTACGCTACGATGCCTCAATGGAACAGTTGTGGGAAGTGTGGTTCCATGAAGTACCCAATGCGGTGTATCCTCTTAATTACTTGTACGAGTTAAGACCCCCAGAATTGTCTAATGCAACAGATTACTTTGTTGGTGGTGACTTAGCGTCAGAGGCAATCCTTCAGTGTGCATTAGCTGTAGCGGAACTGCGTTATGATGACAAGATTGATATACATGCACAAGAGGCCGAACGGCTGGTGCAGCAGCTCATACAAGCCGATACTGTTGTCCGCCCCGATATATATGGTGTGCTCGGTGGTGGAATGATAAGCAATGGAAGATTTATGCCCTCGATTATTGATACTGATCCTGGGCTCTATCCCGGAACAAATCCGAATTTATAGGAGTAAATAATGTCGCAGGGAAATGCTCAATTTACTTGGAACAACGACCTTGCTCTTCACAAGAAAGTTATTAACACCGATTATACGATTCGTACTGGCCGTCCCGACTCTAATGATAATGGACTGATGGATAATCCCGTGGTGGTTACTGACCCCGCTGATGATATTACAATTACATTACCAGATGGTAAAGATATTGGTCAGACACTCTTGGTTGTGATGTCCAGTAACACCAGTAGCAAAAATGCTACTATTACCGTGACTCATCATTCAGGGGCCGATGGTGGAACAGAACCATTGGATGCTGCGGATGAGTATATGTATTTTATGTGGACCGGCACTGAGTGGGTAACTATTAGTTATTCTACGGCTGGCGATATTGCTTAATGGAAATCAGAGAACTCAAGGAGTTCATCAGAAGATTTCAAAAAGGAGGTAAATATGGATTGGTTGATTCCGTGTGTATTGGCGTTTGTGGCAGGTATTGTCTTTAAGCCCGTCATGGTAGCACTGTATAAGCGTCTACTGGCTAAGGCCAGTAAGGAGGATTAACAATGCCGAGGAATGGCACATACAAAGTCTCCTCGCAAACAAAATGGATCAATGCTGGATCAATTACCTCGGAAGAGGCTGCCTTGGATGTGGATGAGCGTGATGTGGCTACGGCTGAGGCTCTGGGTTCAACTAAGGTTGTGACCATCAAACCTAAATATGGGCCTTATGCTTTACTACTTAGGTTTAGGGCTGATGGTGCGGCAGACTTGGATTCAGTCTTACAGTTGTATGCAGCTCGTGGGTCAGATGATTTCTACCACCGTATTGCTCAACTGACTATTACCACTGGTACACAGGATACAGATACTGCTACTATTCATTTTGTGGATACTATTGCCCCGGCCGACGAGGATGCTTTGTTTGACGGCGAAGAGAGTGACTTAGTTGATATGATCGCTCATTATTGGTTCAGAACTTTGGGCTTTGACAGGTTTCTGTTTGTGTGTAGTGATCTGGATTCGACAACTATCTGGATAGATTACTGTGAGATGACAGATTAAAGGGATTCTATAGAATCCAAAGGTGTATAATGGCAAAATTAGTAAAAAAGGGAGAACAAAAACTCCGTAAACAATATCACGAATATCTCAAAAATAAGAAAGCTATGGGAAAGGCTGATTATAAGAAAGCCAAGACCTATTATGCCTGGAAGAGGATGAAGTCGGGCGATAGGCAAGTCGCTTATAGTATGGCGAGGATAGGTTAATGTCGGTTAGTATCCCAATTCCGCTGTGTCTGAGGTTCCTAATTCGTTTAGTTCCAACATGGACAATGTACGGATTAGGGACGTTCTGGAAAGCCGGGTGCGAATCGGACAACGCCCGGCTCTTGTCAAGTGGAGTACCGATCTTGTTGGCGGTGTAACATTGCCGGTAGTTGCTATGTGTTCGGTTTCTGCGGTGGAATAATGGCTACATTGGTTTATTATCCAGATGGGTTCTCAGGGGATGGAACACCTACTCCATCACCAGCTGGTCCCACGTCTGTTGTGCAGGGGAATAAAGTATATTTCTCTATTCAATATCGCACACAGGACGCTAATACATCCAGTACCAGTACATGCTCTATATGGATTGATGGAGAACTTTATACCATGCATGGTACTAAAGTAATGTACTTGGGTTATGATGGTACATATTGGAGAATGGCAGAGGAGATACCCATAGAAGTAACCACAGACTGGTCTGTAGGTGAGCACAACTGGGATGTATCAATATCATGGGATGGTGTAGAGAATAGTTATGGACCTCATACATTTGATGTGACAGAAGGCGGGGGTGCTACACCAAACAAAGCTAATTGTTTACAGCCAGTTAATAATGGTACTGAAATTGATTTTTCTGATTTTGTACTGATATGGAGCAACGGCGGGGGTGCGGATTCATATAATGTGTATATTGGGGATACAGGAGATTTATCCTTAGTTGCAAACGAACAATCACATGCAATGTATACGAGTTCATTAGCCGAGATTGAATATATTATAAATTCTTCTCCTATAAATCAGAAGATATATTGGCGAATAGACCCTGTTAACGAAAATGGAACTACTACAGGTGATGAATGGAACTTTGACCCACGGCCGGGTAAAGCTTCTGAACCCAGCCCTACACATGAGGCAGTTGATGAGAATACCGGATTGACATTTACTTGGACAGCAGGAGCCAATGCCAATACTGAAACATTCAATGGGGGTGAGTCTGGAAGTGAAGTAGAGTTATCTACTGGGCTTGAGGTACAGACATTTTCCGAATGGGACATGGATTGGGAAGTTGAGTATGGGTGGCGTATTGATTCCGTCAACGACTTTGGGACTACAGAGGGTGATACTTGGACCTTTACTACATTAACATATGATCCACCTATATGTACTTGGGAGAATTTACCAGGGAAATCATTAGGGCCAACAGATGGTGGTACTGAAGGAGTGGACTATCACTGGTTAGGTACTAATAATATGAATACAGTGAAACGATTGGTGGTAGTTGCCGATGATGCGTTGTGGTATGAGACGAGGTAACTCATGGCAATAGATGTTGAAAACTACTCAAGTAATCAGACACGCCGTCTTGTAGGGGCTGGAAACAATTGTATCTATTATGAGGACGTAGCTGTGGCATCGGGAGATTTGGTTAAGTTGGCTGATAGCGATGGTGATCTGGATACATCAGATCAAGTTCAACTCTTTGAAGGCTTCCAGAAAGTCTTCGTAGTTAATGGCACTAATCTGAAGGTAATCTGAAGGTGGCGGATTTTATCAACACTGAGTTGACATGTGATGCACTGGCTACAGCACATGCAAAAGGTGATGTGCTTACTCAAGCTACGTCTAATGCTTCTATGATTGTTGACTTCACCAATACTGCTAAAACAAAAGTATATGGTTATGTAACCACAACTGATGTTTTTAATACTGATAATGAAGTGAGTGGTAGCGGTAGTGGATCGGCTTTCACCCCATCCGCCACAGACATCACACCTCCTCATTGGTATGATTGGACAGTATATCCAGGCGGGGCCAGTGGGACAATGCCCGCAAAGGCATATCTTGGTTGTCTATATCGAGGGAGATGTGTGTTGAGTGGTAATCCAAACTACCCCCATCAATGGTATATGAGTCGTGTTGCAGACCCCTGGGATTGGGCATACACTGCAAATGATGCCTTCGCTCCAGTAGCAGGTGGTAATGCAGACGCGGGGGAGATTGGTGATATAATTAGATGCTTGGCCCCATACCGCGATGAATACTTGGTATTTGGTTGTGCAAACTCAATTTGGGTCTTGCGTGGTGATCCGGC